ATCAGAACTATCTGCTGTTACTCTTGTGACTCTTATATCAACAGGAAAAGCACCTGTAAGATTTACTCTGTAATCCCTTTGGTACGCATCAGCAGTTCTACCTGTAATAGTGTCATCAATAACATCAGTAAAACCACCAGAATTATATTGAACTGCTATTTTTAACTGAACAGAAGAACCTAATAAATCTCCCTGATCTGTTGCTCTTTGTAATTGTGGAAAGGTTATAGTTACATTTACTGCATCTACATTTGAATTTGTTATCTGTCTTGTAATAGGAGAAGATTGAGTAACAGTAATACCTACTGCTGTAACAGAAGAACTACTTTCAATTCCTTCAACTTTTGTTTGGCCTGATGTTCCAAATCTAGGATTAAATGTTACATCTTGAAAGTTAAAATCAGTTGTAGCTGGATTAGTTGAATCAGCAGTTGATTTTAAAACAGGAGTATCGTTTAGAAATACATCTTTCAATGCAGCATTATTATATGCAGAAGTTCCTTGCGTTCTGCCTTCTTTTGATGCAGAGGCAAAACCTTCAATTTCTCCTTCAGAAATAAGATCAAGAAAAGTGGCAAACTGCCTACTATGTAAAGTATCAGGTGCTCTGGTTGGTTGAGGTGGGGTAGGAGGAGAAGGTGCTCCTGATCCTCTGATAATTTTAGGTTTTGTCATGCTTGTACCTGTTGAGTATCAATAGCACCACTTATAACAACTGATCCTGTCACTATCTCTCCATAAACTATTGGCACAGGTGTACCAGCCCGTGATGTATTTTGAGTTCCAGAAAAGCTAAATGATAACTGTGGATCTTGTTCTGATTTAAATTCTTTCGGTTTTGGTAAAGGAAATAACATTTCACTTACACCTGATAAAACTAAAGCACCACCAAGGGCACTGATAGCTGTACCTATTTTTGTTGCAAAAAGAGCACCTTGAGTAGAGATGCCAACCACTCCTGCACTAGAACCTAAAAAACTTGTAGTGCCAAATAGACCAGCACCAGGAAAAAAGAACGAAGCACCTATCAATGCAGCACCTAATAATGTTTTATTTGTACCTCCACCAGCACCAGATATAACAGGAACAATATGTATATCTTCCTGTCCTATTGGGTGGTGTATTTCTTCTTTATTTACCGCATAATTACCAACTTTTACCTGATAATATTTAGGATTCATATATTTCTCTACTTGCGGAAAATTATTAACAAGAAAACTTACTACTTTAGGTAAACTATCAACTTGTATTTCAAATTCTTTATGTCCTACAAATTCTGCAAGCTCACCATATAGCTTTAGTTTACGCAACATAACGATACCTCCCTCCTGTGCATTTTAATAACCATTGAGAATAAGGCTCTCTACAAGATAGTCTATCGGTTAAATGATGTAAAACATCTCCATCTAAAAAAATAGCTACATGATTTAAACCAGCAGATCCAATAGACATCAATAGTGCATCGCCATTCATTGTTTTTTCATCTGGTCTAAGTTCTCTAAAACCAGTTCTCCAAGCACAACTTTCAAACATCGGATTCAATATAAACTCCTCTGGAGTTGTTGGTCTATCCCAATCTTTCAATTCAATATTCTTTTCTTCTTTATACCAATCTTTTACTAAACTCCAACAATCAGTTACTCCCCAGACCCAAGGCCGACCAAGTAAAGGTGGTTTATATCCACATGGTTCACAATATCCCCATTGTTCTGTTTTTGGATTAACAATATGCCATGGAAGATTACTTTGTTCACAACTAATCTGATCTGCCTGACTAGGTGTAGGTGGTGTTACAGGGTGACTATGAACAACAGCAGTTATTTCTCCAGTATTATCTGCTTTCACATAATCTTCTGGGTCGATAATAAAACATTGATGATCTGTCATTGAAAGATTACGACAAGGATAGTATCTTTCTTTTCCTCGAATATTTAATAACAGACCACAAGATTCTTTTGGATCTTGGTCTTTCGCATGAACAAGTGCTTCTTCTTTCCAATTCATGCTATAAACGTACCAATCGAAGGAAATTCTGTCCTAGTACATTGTCTTTTTGGTGCTCTTATACCAGCAAGATCAAATACAGCAGCTAATTCAAACTCAACTATTTCTCTGTTTTCTGTTGATTTTCTATCAATTTTATATATTTCTTGAGGAAACTCTGCTGTAGGATCTGGTGTTCCTAATGGATTAGTATTCCCTGGAAAATTTACTGAATCTAAATATCTAGCTAAAGTTCTAATTCTTGTAACTGTAGCTCCTGTTAAATCATTTCCTGTAGTTGTAGAGTTTACATTTAACAAAATAGCAGTAATAGTTCCAAGAGCATTACTTACTCTTAAAATTGGTCTAGGTAGTTGGCCTTTTCTAAATGCAAAACCTTCTGCCTGTATTGGCATTTTTACATAAGTATTACCAGCCCAAATAATATCTCCATTTCCTACTCTATTTGTACCAGCATGAAATCTATAAGTAGCTGTTGATCCATGCAATGCAGCTTCAGTTGTAATACTGAAAAGTTCAATTATTGCTGAAGGATTGATCTTTTGTAGATCAGTAATAATCGGAGCAGTACTCATGGTTCAAATACTTCTCTAAATGTTGTTTGGATCGTTGCCCTATTGTTATATGGTATAGATTTCGACCAAGTTTCGCAAACAAATTTCTGTGCAGCAGCTTCTCCAGGTGCAGTAAAATCAAAGCTATCACTATCGTTTGCACGGGCATCAAGGAAGGTTTCTATTTCATCTGCTTGCGTTTCAGAAACTTCAAATGTAAAATTATAAACTTTTGGATTTTGATGTTCTGCTAATCCAAAAACTATTCTATGTTCAAACCCATCAGCAAAACGAATTGTTCTAGTATTTGGTGCGGATCTTTTCTGTTGCCCGTATGTAGGTTTTATTGAAGGAAACGTAGCCATTATGCAAGTAATCCTCCTGGTCTTTGTTGCTGTATTATTTCAGATTGTACTGCAACTGAGATAAGTCGGCCAAGCTCTCTTCCATCTCCTTCATTTCCTTCAACAGAAGAGCCAGAAGCATCTACGTTGACTACTATATTAGTTGAACCACCAAGATCAGAATTAGGAACTATACGACCACCTGTATTTGGTACGAACATTTCTGCACCACGTTCTCCAACCATATAACTTTTTCCTTTGCTAACAGTTCCACCATTAGCTCTAAAGAAACTAGAACCTGGGAATAAACTACCTAAAAATGCGTTTACACCAAACCTAATTAATGATCTTTGTATCTCTCCAAATACACTACGAGCAACATCTCCAAGAGTTTTAGTACCATTTATTGCTCCGTCTATTGCATCAACTAAACCTGTCTCTACTGTTGATGCAATACTCGCATATAATGAATCTATTTTTGCTTGTGCCTGTCTTAACTTATCAGCTTGTATAATTCTGTCTTTATCTGTTTCAAGTAATTTTTTATTTGTTTTTAGCTGATCTTCTAAACTTTGTTTTCTTATTTCTAAAAGCATTATTTTATCAGTATATGTTGCTGAAGATGCTTTTTCTGTTTCAAGAATTTGAGTAACTGAAGCTAATTCATTTTCAAGCCCTGTTTGCACATTTTTAGCTGACATTTCAAATAGTGCTACTTGTTTAGCTAATGCAGGATTCAACCCACTTCTTCTAAGTTCTAATATTTTTTGTTCCATTTCAAACTGTGCAAAAGTAGTTGCTTTTAATTGCTGATGTTGTGCTCCTATTTCCTTATCTATTCTCATTCCTGCTTCTTTTTCTGCTCGTATTTTTATATTACTTTCTAAAATTCTTCTATCTAGCTCTAATCTTTTTGCTTCGGCTCTACCTTGTTCGGTCATAAGGAAGTTAGTCTGAAAGCCATCTACTGTTACAGGTCTATCTAGATTCGCCTCTGCTTGTCTATTTCGAGCTAACGCTTGTACTAAAGGATTATCACTTCCTAATTGTGATTTCGCAATAGCTAAATCTCCTCCTGCACGTTGAAACACTTTGTTTAAAATATCAGCTAACCCTGCTTGAATTTTTAGGAACGAAGCAGCCATTCCTCCTGATATAAGTTTCATCGTTTCAGCAAATTCTCTTAATGCTCTTACTCCATCATTGCCAACAACTTTTGCTGTTTCTTTTGTAATTGCAGCTAAAGCAGCTTGTTTTCCTTCTAGTTGTTCTATTAATTTTATCTCTGCTGCTCTAGAACTATTTATAATTTTTAATTTTTCAATACTTTGATCTATATTTGCATTAGCAGGACTAAGAGCATCTCCCAACTCAACCATGCCATCTCTAAGATTAGTGACCATTTGCAATCCTGCGGTTGCAACAAGACCTCCTGCAAAGCCTCCCATCTGACCACCAAATTTTGTTCCTAAAAAGCCACCACCAAAACCAGCAATACCTCCAGCTATTCCTTGTCCAAACAATAAAGGAAACGCACCAGAAATTGCTCCACTTGTAAGTGCTGCTTTATTACTTCTGTTATTAAATTTATCTAATCTAGTTGCTTGAGCTTGTACTTTATTATTTCTAACTTGTGCTTTGGTGTTTTTTATTATCTGAGTTGTTTCTCGACCTATTGCTTGAGATTGTTTATTTGATGCTGCTAATGCTAATTTATGTTCTTTAGTGCCAATTTTTAAACCATTTGCATATTCTTCTAAAGCGTCTGCTGCTGCTATTTGTTGGTTAGCAGTTTTACCAAAAGCTCCTGTAGATTTATTGACAGCTTGAACAAGACTGTCCATATCTTGTCTATATTTTTTAATCTCTCTACGAAAACTTTTTCCTGCTTTACCCCCAACATTACGAGGGTTCATTATATCTATTCCACGAATCTTATCTATACTTGCAGATAATTCTTTTACTTTTGTCTTTAACCTATCAAGACCAGACTGACCTTTTACTCTTAAATTTATATTTACACCGTAATCGGCCACAGCAAAAACAAAACTTTATTTTAGTGTACCGCTTTTAGCGTTTTCTTGCTCGTGATTTATTTTTTGCATCTTCATAAACTTTCTCTTCATATTCTTTTTTTAGCTCGTAGTAAGCAAGCCAGTTTACATATTCTTCCTGCGTTAATTTACTGGTAAGTTCTTGAATTGTCATTCCTAACTCTGATGCTAAGAAAAACATAAAAAACCAATCGTTTCTAGCTTTTTAAATCTGCCTTCGCTTCCTCCAATTTATATTCAGAACCAGAGTTCAACATTGCAAGTTGAATATCCTGCAAAGTAGCTGCATTTACTTCTCTTCTTAATGATGCTTTGTGACCATCTTGAAACAACCTTTTACCATCTTTATCTAACGCTTTTGTAATCATAAGATTCAAAGCAAAATCATCATTAGTTCCTGAATCTCCAGACTTTGCAACAATCGTTTCTCTTTCTGCAATAGTTAATGGATTCCAGTAAATTTCTAAAATTGTTTCTTCTCCATCTTTTAATTCATACAAATATTTCTGGCTTACACCAAATTTGTTCTTGAGCAGTTCAATCGCTTCCATAAATTTATTAGATTGCTATTCTATTATACTAGGCGTTTGCTGAAAGAGAAACGATT